GTGGGCGGGAAGCAGGCGGTGCACCGCGTCTCGCTCTTGTCCGCCCAGCCGCAGCCGCCGGCGCAGGCCCGTTCCTCCGTGCAGCCGCACTTCCGGCAGGTCCCGCGCACGGGCTTCCCGGGTTGTGCAGACGTCTGCACGGGCGCGACCTGGTCGAGGATCTTCTTCGCGTCGACGCCGAAGGCGCGGGCGCGCTTCACCAGCTCGTGCGGGTCGATGACGTCGTCGCTGATGTCCTGCGCCACAATGCGGAAGGCCAGGTGCCGCACCAGGTCCTCTGGCCGGCTCCCGAGGGGGATCGCCTTCAGGACGTCGAGGCCGAGACGGTCCATGCCGCCCTTGTAGAGCCACTCGTCCGCGAACTCGCGCAGGATGCGTCCGAGCTGCGAGGTGGGTCCCACGGGCGCCTTCCGGACGGCCGCGACGATTGCCGCCATGACGGCTGGGAGCGCCTGGTCGACGCGCTCGCGCTCGGCCTCTGCCTTCCGGGTGTTCTCCTCGCGTCGCGCGGCATCGCGCCTGGCCTGAGCGATCGCCTTCGTGTCGCCGGAGGCCTCGGCTTGCGACCCCTTCTGCCGCTGCTCCCGCGCCTTGATCTCGGCGGCCCAGTGCACCTTGCAGCGCTCCCGCTTGCGGCACATCCGGAACGCCTCGTGCCGGTCCGGACCGATGACGATGACGCCGACCTCGGCGTACTCGCAGGTCTTCGACCCCTCGCGCCCGTCCGCCCGCTTCCACATCCGCTCCCCGAGGACCTTCTCGTCCCGAGCGGCAACGGGCCGGGTGTCGAGCCGCATGATCGGGATGACCTTCTCGCCGGCGGCCGCCGCCTCGCCGACGAGCGCGGCAGCTTCCGGGAACAGGACGGGGTCGACCTCCGCGCGGTCGGCCTTGACGTTGTGGTCGATCCAGTTCTCGAACTCGCGGACGCTGACGGGCTTGACCGCGAGGTAGGGATCCTTCTTCACCGCCTTGTCGAAGGTGTCGTCATCGAACGGAAGGCCGCGCTCATCCGAGAACAGCGCCGGCCGGTGGTACACATCGTCGCCGATGGCGATCGCCCGCGCCTGGTCCTTGCTCTCCAGCCTCGCCAGCAGGATCGCGTGGCCAGCCGTCATCCGCCCCTCGAGGAAGAGCTTCTGGGCCGGCGGCGTCAGCTCGAGCAGCTTCACGCGGTCGTAGACGTACTTGATCGAGCGCCCGACCTTCGCCGCGATCTTCGCCACGTCGTACTTCGCCCGGGCGATCAGCGCCTGGTAGCCGGCGGCCTCCTCGAGCGGGTGCAGGTCGTCGCGCTGCAGGTTCTCGATCGTCTGGCACTCGATGACCTCGACGTCGTCCAGGTCCCGGATGACGGCCGGCATGGCCGGGAGCTCCGCCAGCTGCGCCGCGCGGAAGCGCCGCTCGCCGGCGACGATCTCGTACGTCCCCGCCTTCCCGTTTCCGCGCGGCCGCACCAGGATCGGCTGCAGCACGCCGCGCACCTTCATCGACTCGGCGAGCTCCTCGAGCTTCGCCTGGTCGAAGTTCTTCCTGGGGTTCGTGGGCGAGGCCGTCAGCTGCGCGATCGGGATCGAGGCCGTCACCAGCTGGGGCGCCAGATGCGATCCTTCGGCCGACGCCGCCTTGCCACGTCGCCGCGGTGCGTCCATTGGAGTGTTGCTCTGTACGGTCTCCATCGGCCCCTCCATCAATCTCGTTGGATTCATAGCGCCCCTCGCATGTCTGCCATGCAGACGCCGCTGATGTGATCGCCCAGGCCGTGGCAGCAGTGGCACGGGTCGCACGCCTGGAACTCGTGAGGCTCGTCGCATCCGGGAATGCAGTCCTCGCCGCCTTCGCAGTCCTGCATCAGCCTCGCCCTGGCGTCTTGTCCTGGCACCTTCGCGTGTTGGGGGCAGACGATTCCACCTGTCCCGTTGCACGCGCGGCAGCTGAAGGGCATCAGTCTCGCTGCTCCTGCCTCTCGCTCTCCATCGGCTTCGCCAGGATCCCCTCGAACGCCTCGCGCAGCTGGAGGCCTCTCGGGTGGCTCCGGAGGCGCTCCCTGAACTGGTCCTTCAGCGCCTGGCTCGGCGGTGTCTTGCCCTTCCGCGGCCGGAGTACGCCGGCCCACTCGCCCGCCTCGATGGCGATGCCCGCCCGGCAGTTCTGGCACGGCCTGGTCACCGTGCAGGTCCTGCGGAAGTGGCCCTTGCCCCGAGGCTCGTCGCGCAGGGTGTAGGCCGCGTCGAGGCAGATCGGGCACTCGTACGTCCGCTCCGGGTCGTCCTCGGCCACGAGACGCCAGAGGATCTCTCGGGCACGGGTCTCGAAGTCGAAGGCGCCGAAGCCGTGCTTGGCCCGGGCCGCGGCGCACGGCTCGCACGGGCAGTCGTCGGCGTGGACGAAGGCGCTCATCGGAGAATCTCGTCCACGGTGAGGCGGTGCGGCGAAGGGTCGAGCACGTCTTCCCAGCGTTGCGCCCTGAGCCAGGTCGCGGGGTACGGGATGTACCTGCCCTGAGCCTTGAGCCAGTCTGGCGTCTCGCGCTGGGACTCCACGGCGTGGAGGATCCGGGCGAGCAGCGGGGCATCGGGCTTGAGGGCTGTCCAGGCTTTGAGGGCGTCTCCCTTGGCGCGTTTCTTGGGGTAGGCCGTCCAGAACTCGGTGAAACCGGACGGCACACCCGAGCGGCGCGAGGGAGCGTGTGGCTGTTCTCCGTTTCCGACTCCGACTCCGACTCCGACTCCGGCCGCGGATGGCGGCGGCATGACGGCGCGGTGACCGCCGCTTACAGAACAAAGGGGTTGCGGGAACTTGGATGAAGCAGACCGGAGGCGCTGATATTTCTGCCACGTCGGGCTCATGACGTAGCGGCGACCCTCGACCTCGTAGAAACGGACGAGGCCTCCGGTCTCCAGCTCCTCGAGGGCGGCCTCGAAACGCTTGAACGTGAGCCCCGGGGTGGGTATCGGGTAGGCCGAGGCGAACAGCACCATCGAGGACCCGTGGTAGCGGCCGAAGTCGTCGAGGGTCACGATGAGCCGCCAGAAAGTGCGCTCGGCCAGGTCGGACAGGCCGGCGAGGGAAGGACTGGTCTTGGCGGCATCGCGGATGATCCTGTTCGGCAAGTCATTCCTCTGGAACGAGGTGGCGTCCTTCTCTCTGGAACCAGGCTTCGGCTTCCTCGCGGCTCGCGTCCCACTCACCATCAATCGCACGCCTCGCCAGGTCCTCGCGACCAGCGGCTCTGAGGTCTTGGACGAGGTCATAGATCGGCGTCGTGTGCTCTGATTCAAAGTCGTCATACCGGCCCGCCGCCGCGGCCCCTGACATCGCATGGAGTCCGGCTTCCTTGAGAACAGACGCCAGGCGCTCCTTGGTGCTCACCGACTGCCACCTGCCATGACTGCCTCGCCCTGCGTGCTTGCGTTGCCGTAACGCCGTCGATCATGGAGAGCGCCAGCGACCATCTTCCCGATCGCTTCCTCGATGCTGGCGGCCGCGCAAGAAATCCCGAAGGTGGCGTCATCGCCGCAGTCCCATGAGTTCTCGCCCTTGCCGGCATGCGGGATGCCCTTGGGGACCTCGATCTTGACTGTGGCCCGGACGTGCGGCCAGGGCCATCGGGGGCGCTGCCATCGCGCCTCGTAGAGCGTCGCCGTGCCAGCGTAGGAGCCCTCCGGCATGGGGACGAGGATCGATCGGCTTTCGAGGGCGCGCTCCGAGTAGTTCTGCCGTCCCAGGACCGCATCCGCGAAGTTCAGATGGCCATAGCGCCAGCGCGAATCGGTGCGCCGCCACTCCCCATCGTCCGCCCAGAGGTGCCACCAGAGAGCGCCGCCATGAAAGGCGAAACCCGTGCGCCTACCATTGCCGTACTTTTGGTCCGGACGGCGGCAGGCGCGGTTGAGCCGATCGAGGAAGCCGCGATGCGATACTCCCAGGCCGAGCCATGCGGAAAGGCCGGGGACGGCGAGCCCGACCAGGAAGGTGTCTTCGCTGTCGGGATGCACCGCCAGCTCGGCCCGGCAATTCCACCGACCGAGCAGCCAGGACCCCATGACGCGAACGCGACCGACATGCCACCAGGCGCGTCCGTGCCGGAGCAGGCTGCCCTTGTCGTGGCTGACCGGTTTCTCGTCGAGGTTCTGCCAGTGGAACATCATCGGCTCCCCGAGAACTCGCTGGCCTTCGGGCACGTCTTGAAGTGGGACACCATGGATTCCTGGTCGCGCTCGATCGTCAGAGAGCCGTCCTCTGCGCGGCTGACGATCCGGTAGACCGGCGCCGAAGGATCGAGCGGGATGCGCTTCCCGTCGGGCGTGACGCCCCACTGAATCTCTTTCCCGCAGCCCGGCCGGCGGTCGTTCCCGCAGCGGCTCATGGTCTCCGGCCCGCTTCGATGAACCTCACGACCTCGGCGAAGAAGCGGAACGCCTCGGCGGCGCGGGCGTAGACCTCAGAACGGGATGTCATCGTCCGGATCCCCCGACTTCGCTTCCGACGCCACGCTCACCGGCTCTTCCCGGCCGGCGGCCCGGAGCATCTGAGACAACGATCCGATCCGCTTGCGACTGACCGTGCCGGTCGAGATCTTCGCCTTCGTCTGGAGCCGGCCCTTGTACTCCTCCTCGAAGATCTCGATCGGCACCTGACGCCCGACGAGATAGGAGGTGTTCTCAGACAGCAGGGACAGGTCGTCTCGGTCCACGTCGAACCCGCACTGCCGGAGCTGGGCCCGGGCCATCCCCGATGCCTTCTCCGTGAGCCAGATCTGCACCGGGAAGGCCGTGCCGTCGATGTTGACCCGCAGGAAGACGAACTCGGTGCCGCTGCCTGCGGTGCGGATGTCGTTCTCTTCGATGGTGCCGCTGTACTTGCCTGGGATCACGGCGCCACCTCAGCGGGGACGGCGAGCTGCCCGGCGAGACGGCGCGCCTCCTCGAGCCCGGCGCGCAGGAGCTTGCTGTCGAGGCTCTCGACCTTCGTCCAGGAGCGCGTCTTGAAGAGCTTGTTCAGGAGGTCCGACTTGCCGGTCTTGTCGGCGGTCGTCTGCCCCGGGTACATCGTCAGGATGACGCCCTGGATCTCCTCGCACAGGATGGCGCGCTCCCTCTTCTCCTTCGGCCAGCCGTCATCGTCGACGGGCACCTCGGAGCGCGCCTCGGTATCGACCGGAGCGTGAGCCCCGGGTGTGAGCAGCTCGACGTGCGGGGCGAAGAAGGCGAAATCCGGGTTGTCGCCCTGCTTCGCGTCGATGACTCCGAACCTGTCCCCGAGGACCGTGGCGCGATGGATGATGGCGCGCTTCCCGTCGCTCAGCTCCTGGACGCGCTCCATCTCGACGAGCAGGGACGGCTCGAAGCCGAACTCGGACTCGGTCTTCATTTTGATGCCCGTCTTCACCAGCTCGCGCTTGCCTGTCTCCTCGTTCTCGGTGAAGTCGTACTCGAAACCGGCGCGGCCGCAGATGATGATGTGTAGCGGGGCGTTCAGGTAGAACGCCGTCCACTTGTCGTTCCAGATCTCCTTGAGCGGGTTCCAGTCCTGGAACTCCAGAGAGAGACGCGGCCCCAGGTTCTTGGCCGCGCGCGCTTTGTTGACCCTGCCGAGATACGAGGCGCAGAGGTCGCGCCAGATGTGCGTGACGGAGTCCACGATCAGGACCGAGACGCCTTCGGCGAGCGCCTCCTTGGACGACGTCACCAGGTCATCGAAGGACCGGGAGCGGACTCCGATAAGATCGGTCTTCGTCTCCAGCTTGACCCGGGGCGCGATGAACTCGGAACCGCCCTCGGTGTCGAACATGGCGAGCGGGCCTTTCAGCTTGAAGTGCTTGCGCGTCCCGATCGCCAGGGACGTGGCCGTGAAGGTCTTACCGCTCTTCGGGAACCCGAGGAAGCCGGCCTTGAGGTAGCCCTGTCCGGTTCCGAACTTCTGCAACAGACTCATGTGAACCTCCCGCCCTCACCGTTGCCGACAAGGGTCGATAAGAACTGCGTTGGACTGCACAGTCGTAATCCGCCGGATGCACCGCCCCCGAGGGCAGGCAGCGGACATAGCCCGTCAGCGCGTCGGGGACGTGGGCGGGAACGCTGCCCCGTAGCGGCACAGAGCCGGGGCCACGCTCTTGCTTGCCTCCGCCAAAGCCTAGGGCGGCTGCGGTGCCTTCTACGCCAGTGTCAGGAACGCGCTCCCGTCCTGGCGTCGATATCACCTCGTGCCCCTGGGCGCGGTGCTGTTCGGCCTCGTCCGCGTTCAGCGCCGGGAACGTCACCAGCAGTCCGCCGCTGACGACGGCGCAGGAGAGGCACTCGGCCACGATCAACATGGCGTGCAGCCCCAGGGCGAAAACACGGGCGGCTCGGGCTTCGGCGGCGGCTCCGTCCAGAGCAGGCTCACGCGATCACCCCGAAGAATCGCGCGGCCCACATGGCGCACCGGAAGCAGAGCATCTCGCGCAGGCCTCCGACAGTGGCGCGCCACCGAGGCCCCAGGAGCGCCCGCAGATCCCGCAGTTGCGAGGGGATGATGTCGAGCCGGGGATTCGTTCCACACACGCGACAGGCGGGCATCAGGCGGCCCTCCGGGCAGGCTGGCGCGCCGGGTCCCACCTCTGAGCCCCGACGCGCCATGCCGTTCCAAGAACATTCCTGCACGTGCCTGCCCGGTAACGACGCGCGTCGGCCAAACAGTCCCCACTGCGGTGACACGTGCGCGCGCCGCCTCGACGGTTCCGGTGCTCCCGTTCAGTGCCGGCAGGCCTGTAGGAACTCCGCAGGCCTACCGGGTAGGACCTGATCTCCCTGTCCCCGTCGTGGTGGGTGTCGGTGCTGCGGACATCGCCTGTTGCTCGGCCCAAAGTGGTCGGGGTGATTCGTTCGGCTGAACTGGTGGCGGTGGGGCCTGTGATGAAGGCGCACAGGTCATCGCGCTGAGAGGTGGGGAGGGAGGTGAATAGACGCGCGGGACTTGCAGTCCCTGGCGTTAGAGCGCGCTCAGAAAGAGTGCCGGAGCCCGGGATCGAACCGGGATGCCCGTTGCAGGGCGCGGGATTTTGAGACCCGTGGGCACAGGGCATAGCAGTTCTCCGCTAGGTCGGGTCCGAAAGGGGAGAGAGCACAAAGCGCCGCCCCGAGTGGTTCGGTGAACCTGAGCGGCGGGCGTAGTCGGTGAACGACGCAACGTCGTCCCCGGGGCGGCGGTTCCTGATCTCTGATCGTGGAGCGTCCATTCACCACCTCACCGACTACGGTGCGAACGTTGCGCCTCAGTCCCGCGTTTGTCAAGCCCTTTTTTCGCGTCTCAGATCGTCTCGCCGTCTCACGTCCGAGTCTCACGCATCGCCGTCGTCGGCGCGCGTCGGTTTCGTGGCGCGGGGCGGGCCGAAAAAGCGGGCGCCGTCCTTGAGGTACTCAGGGGAGAGGTGGCTGTACCGCTCGGTGAGCGCGATGGTGGAGTGTCCGAGGTACTTCTGGAGCCGCCGCAGGTCGAGCCCCGCCATCGTCGCCCACGAGCTGAAGGTGTGCCGCAGGGTGTGGAATGTGACGCCCTCGATGTGCGCCTGACGGCAGGCGTGGGCGAATGCCGTGCGCACGCTCCGCAGCGGCGCCTCGTTCCAGACGAAGACATGCTGATCCGGTCGGCCGCGGCGCAGGCCCGCGAGCCCCAGCCGCAGATCCGCGCTCATCGGGACCGATCGCGTCCGGCGGCTCTTCGTCGTCTCCCGGCGGAAGGTGACGACGCCGGCGTCGAGGTCGATGTCGGCCCAGCGGAGCGCGAGGATCTCGGAGAGACGGCCGCCGGTGTGCAGCGCCGTGAGCACGATCGGCTTGAGGTGCGGCGCCGCGGCGAGCAGGAGCCGGTCGGCTTCCTGGGCGCTCAGATAGCGCGTCCGCCCGGCCGACTCCCGGAACTTCCGCACGGCGCGCACGGGGTTCGGTCCCGTGGCGTAGCCGCAGGCGATCGCCCAGGTGAAGAACACGGACAGGGCGGCGCGCAGCCGGTTCAATGTGGCCCGGGCGATCCCGGCCTCCAGCCGCGCACCCATGAAGACCTCGATAGCGTGCGCGTCGATCTCCTGGAGCGGATGCCCATCGAAGTGGCGGCGCAGGACCCGGAACTTGTACTCGATCGTGTCGGGGCCGTCGGTGTAGATCCGATGATGGGCAAGGAACTCCCGCGCCGCATCCTCGAACAGGACCGCCACGGGCTCCCCCTCGTTAGAGGAAGAGTGCCGCGAACGCCGCGCCAGTCAACCCTTTTCAGGTGACAAAGAGTGGCAGGAGTGCGGCGCACCCACTGCGGTCGGCGCCGCTCGACCGGTCGCCCAGGAGGGGCCTGGGAGGTCAGAACCTCATGCCGAAGCCGGCCGTGAGCTCGTCCCGCTCCAGATCGAGCGTGTCCCCGCCGTTCTCGCCGTAGTGGTAGGGATGGCTGAACCGCGCCCGGAAGAAGGCAGCGTCCCCACCGAACTCCAGGCCGACATAGGGCTCCACCAGGTAGCCCTCAGTGTCGCTGTCCATCGGGTAGAAGGCTGCGACCCCGAAGTGGAAGCCATCGTGATTCCTGGCCGTGTAGAACGTGAATGTGCCCCCAATCTCGGTCAGACTGAGACTCCCGGTATCCTCGGGGTCCGGGTTCACGTCGGCCGAGTAGTAGGAGGCCCTGACGGCCGGCCCCAGGGAGATGAGCCCTGTCACCGGGAAGTTCAGGTCGACGGTGGCCGACCAGGTGCGGCCGGTCTCGTCCCCGTTCTGCCAAGCCAGGGAGCCCGTCACGGCTGTCGGGGCCTCTGCAGCCAGCGCAGGAGCCACGAGAAACAACGAGAGCAGGGCGAGGTAGACGAACGAGCGGAAGCGCATCACTTGTCCTCCTTGGGCGGTTTGGGCTTCGTCAGCCACTCCCACAGCACCTTGAAGATGTTCCAGCGGGTCTCCCGGCCGACCTTCATGGCTGTCCTCCTGTCACCGGCATCTGCTCGGCCGGCGGCTGCTTCTTCGCCCAGGGCGCGAACCTGGTCACCAGCTTGTCGAAGGCGGCGTTCGCGAGGGGCGTGGCGAACATTCCGAGCATCAGCACCAGCGCCCAGCCAGCCGGCCCGTCCCCGAAGCTATAGAGCCCCGACCAGTGGACGTAGAACAGGCACGCCTGGCCAATGGCCGCCGCGAGGGAGCGTTTCCAGCCGGGCGTCAGCTTGAAGGCCACGTGCTCGATGAATCCCCAGACGACCCCCACGATCAGGAGTGCTATTCCGGCAGGCTTCATCAGCGGCGTCAGGATGTCGAGGAACGATTGCTCTTCCATGTTCCGCCCCCCTATCGGTTGATCTTCCCTTCCTTCATCTGCGACTGCACCAGGAGCTGAATCAGGTCGTTCGTGTGCCGGTGACTCTCGGCGGAAGTCATCTCGTGCTGCCGCATCAGTACGGCCAGGTCCTCGACGGCCTTCTCGATCTTCTCGATCCGCGTCTGCTGGACGGCATCCAGGCGCACGTTGTCGTCGAGTATCTCCATCGCCGCCTCGTGCCGGATGAGCATCTGACGGTCGATGACAGCCGCCTCGACGTTCTGCCGCCACCCGGCATACCACCCGACCAGAATGGCCACCCCACCCAGGAGAGTGGCCCACCCTACCGCCTTGGCCAGTTGAGCCTTCCCGTTCAGCAGGTCAGGCATGGAGTCCCCCCGTCGGCCACTGCAGCTCCCCGCCCATCTCGAGGACCGCCTTCACCTGCGCCAGCGGCCCCACGACGAGCTCCAGGTGCATCAGGTCGTTCTCGCCCCGCTCGAGGTAGACGCGGTCCCCGTCCCAGTCCATCCCGCTCCGCAGCCCCAGGGCCTGCCCGTGCTCGGCCATACGCTGGTAGCGCGCCAGGTCGGCCCTGGACAGCGCCTCGTGCGGCCCCAGGCCCAGCAGCGTCCCGGAGGGGTGGCAGCCCTGACAGTAGAGCGCGACGTGCACTGCCAGGCTGGCGGGCACCATCAGGCCGTCATGGGAGCGCCGCCGGAGCTGGTGCAGCGAGTCCCCGGGCCTCTTCCAGGTCACGACCGCGGCCTTGTCGATCACCTCGCCCGCCGTGTTCCTCCCCTTGGCCCAGGCGACCGCTTGGCCGCTCTCGTCCCGGTAGGTCTCGATGACCTTCCCGGGGCCCGTGAGAGCGTCGACTGCCAGACGCGGCAGCAGGAGCGCCTCGACAACATGGCGCAGGACGGGATGGAGATGATTCAGGTCGCGGTCGGCCATCAGTCCCCCTCGTCTCCCTTGCAGGGCTCGCAGTCCTGACCGTGCCGGCACTTGCCCTTCGGGCACTCGACCGGCGGCTTCTCCACCGTCGGCAGGAGGTTGATGATCTCCCGCGTCGTCTTCTTGTCGGCACAGGAGAAGCAGGCCGCGGCCAGGACGAGACCGATGAGCACCGAGAACAGCCAGCCGATGATGTGATGTCGCTTCATGGACAGGGATCCTCCGAAGTGTTCCCGGCCTGGTCGACAGCGACCGGGCGGTAGATGTCGACGCCTCCGACAGGTGGGACTGGCTGGGCCATCAGGTCGATCCCGGTCTGGTCGGTGAACTCCACCTGGAGCCAGGGCGAGCGGGCATAGACGGGGCACTGAATGCCCGGCTCGCACTCGTACCAGCCTGAGACCCACACGGCCATGACCAGGATCGCGTAGCCGAGCACGACCTCGGGCCCGCCCTGGCAGTTCGTGACGACAGGGTCCCACCGGAGCCAGGCGTGCGTCAGCAGGAAGGGGATCCAGCCCATCACTGGCTCACCACGGCCCGGCGCCGGATGATCGTCCCGGCGGCGCCCGTGAACTCGTCTGCGCCGATGTCAACCGTCCCCGAGGCCGCCTGACAGTCGTTGTAGGACGGCAAGCCGTGCGCGCTCGCGAGGCTGTTGCAGATATCCGTCGTCCTCCCGCTCGGCATCCCGGTCGAGGTGCCGGCGTCCTTCGCCGGGCTGCTGGTGGTCAGGTGGTAGTCGCTGGCCGAGACGAGCGCGAGGTAGCCGGCGCTCGACGAGCAGAGGCTGTTCGAACAGTTCCCCGAGCAGCCCGACGCGACGCTGGCGCAGTTATACCCGGTCCCGAGCCAGGTCACCGGAGTGGCGTTGCCTGTCTCCATAGCAGCGTTCGACAGCGTGTTGCCGCTGCCGCTCCCGGGCGCCGCGATGTTGATCGCCTTGAGCGACGACCCGGACAGGAACAGGTTGTTGCGGATGGTGTTGTTGGAAAAGGCGCCGCTGAACGTGCCGCTCACGATGCCGCCGTTGAGCCCTGGATTGATGCAGGAGTTGTTGTAGTAGGACAGCGTCGAGATCGTGTTCGTCGTGTTCACGTCCGCGTAGGTGAAGACCTGCGCGCACTCGCGCCCCTGGTCTACGATGAAGTTGTTGTACCACTCTTGCCCGGAGGAGCTCGCGTTCTTGCATTGGCAGGTGCCGGCGCAGTTCCCCTGCGGCGAGGCGTCGATCGTGAAGCCCTGGTTGTTACCAGCGCGCAGAAGGTAGTTGTCGTGGACCTTCACCCCCTCGACGCAATGCTCCATGCGAATCCCGTAGGTCGAGGATTGGTCCGGGCGCGCCTTGATGTCCACGATCAGGTTGCCGCTGATCTCGGAACCGGTCATGTTGCCGCGCGTCGCCCCCGAGTCCTCGGCCGGGTTGCAGGTGATCCCGACCGGGGTCCCGGCCGTCATCGCCGTCCCCATCACGGCCTGGTTGCCCTGGTCGTGGATGTGGTTGTTCTGGATCTTGATGACCGAAGCCGTCCCGGTCAGGTAGGAGTTGCAGTGGACGCCCTCGCTGTTCGTGTAGGCGATCTCGTTCCCGCTGATGGTGGCCCGGTTGGCGCGGTAGAACACCATGCCGTAGTCGCTGCCGCCGGTGTCGCTGTTGAAGAACACCCGGTTGTCGAGAGCGAACAGGTCGCCGCGGTCGATGGCGTCCTGATCGCCGTCGGAGTAGATCGCCGCGTGACGATGGCAGCGGAAGTCGAAGCCCTGGATCTTCACCCAGTCGGCTTGCTTCTTGTAGGTGAACCCGGTCCCGGCGCCGGTGTAAGAGACATAAGGCCGCTTCGCCGTTCCTGGCGCCTGAGAGCCGGTGCCCCACCGGACGTACAGGACGTTGTTCGCCGGGTCGCGGTAGTGGTCGATCTCCGGGGAGACGTTGGCGCTGCACGTCTCGCCGCTCAGGCAGTCGGAGTTCGTCGTGCACGGCATCCACTTCTGATTGGAGTCGGCGCTGTTGGTGCAGCGGTCGTCGTTGTAGGAGCCGTGCGCGTTTGTCATGTCGAGCAGGCACGTCCCGGCGTCGGCCCCGGTGCAGCAGGCGTAAGGGTTCCCCGAGCCTACGCACGCCGCGTTGTTGAGGTCGCAGGTCCCCGTCCCGGAGCCGGTGCAGCAGGCGAAGGGAGAGCCCGAGCCAGAGCACGACGTGTTGAAGCCTCCCGTGCCGTAGGTGATGCTCCCGTCGTCCTTCTGCGCCCACAGGACGTTCGCTGCCGTGCCCGACTGGAACCCGGTCCCGGCCGTGCCGGCGTCAGTCGTCCACCACGTCTCGGTGCAGGCCGTGGAGTTCGCGGCGCCCACTTGGATATTCTGCCGCACCGCGTCGCAGTCGCAGTTCGTCCCGTCCCAGGTGCATTGCTGCCAGGCGCCGGCGGTGCCACTCGTGCCGCACTTCGCTGCGTCGCCCGTCGCGGAGTAGTCGCAGTTCGTGCCCGTGCAGCCGGAAGGCTTCGGGCATCGTGTGCCGTCGATGTAGACGCGCTCCTGGCCAGCGCCGTAGTTGTGGGGGTTGATAAGGGGGAAGGTCCCGGAGGCGCAGTCCACGTCGATCGCGTACTCGTTCCCGAAGTACCGGCCATCGAACGTCCCGCTGGCGTGGTTGCTGCTGTCGCTGTGCGAGGCCGCCGTGTGGACTCCGCGGACGACGTAGGTGTTGCTGCACGCTTCGCTCGGGCCGATGACGCCCTCGATCTTGTTGAAGGGACCGTTGCCGCCGCCGCTGGAGGCGCAATCGATCGCCGTCCCGTTCCCGTTGTTGTTGCAGCCGCCGTCGATGTAGACGGTCGCCGCCAGTGCGGGTTGCGCCATCAGCAGCGCGAGCAGGCCCGTGAGGGCTCGCCTCACTGCTGGCGCCTCAGAGTCACCACCGCCTTGACCAGCTTCGCGCTGTCGTTGTTGCTGTCGCTGGCTCCGTCCCGGCTCACCCGCAGCGTCAGGTCCTCGCCGGCCGCGCAGCCCGTCGTGGTGATCCCCGTCTGCGTCGCATCGTTGAGGTTGTTCTGAGAGCCGGCCGCGTCGGTGATGGTCTGGATCGCGTTGAACGCGCCGTCCCAGGACTCGCCCGCCGCGCGGCAGACTGTCGAGAGGTCCCACTCCACGTTCCCGGTCGGGCTCGCGGCCGTCGTGACGTAGCGCAGCGTCACGTCGATGCTGCCGATCCAGTCCGTCGGGAGCTGCAGCGTGCGCTCCATCGTGTTCACGGCGGAGCCGGAGTAGTCCGCGCTCGGGCGCTGGATCGCGCCGGTGTCGTTGCAGGCGGCGGTCGGCGTCGTCGCGCCATCGCCAGGGTCATCCCAGGCGCGCGCCGCAGTCGCCGCGACGCAGGAGGCGGCGTCCAGGTCGATCTTGGAGACGAGCGTGATGACGTTGCCGGTCGCCTCCGCGTCGATCGTCTTGTTGGTCAGCGTCGCCGTGCTGAACGTCTCCGACGTGCTGAGCCAGGTCATCGTCCCAGACGTGGTGATCGCCGCGGGCGAGGTCAGGTCGGAGACCGCCAGCGCGCCGACCGTCTGCAGCAGCGTGGCCGTGGTGCCCGAGTAGCCCGCCGCCGAGTTGTTGACCTCGATGCTGCTGTGGGCCAGCCGGAACGTCCCGGCGTCCGCCACGACCATCCCGTAGTCAGTCACGGTCGGGTCGGCCGTGTTGTAGAGCCTGGCCGTGACGTGGTTGAAGGTCGCGTTGTCCTCGAACTCCCCGAGCATGGCGATCGCGGTCAGGGGGTAGATGCAGGCGTTGTCGTCGCTGGTCCCCGACGGCTGCGTGCCGCGCACGACGATGTTGTTGGTCACACTGACCGCGACGTTGTCGATGAGGGCCTTCTGGTGCTCGGCCGTGTCCGTGTAGCCGAGGATGCCCGTGATCGTCTGCTGCGCGTTGCACTTGGTCGAGCTGTTGGGCTGCGGGCCGAAGTCGTTGACCTCGACCTCGATGACGGAGTTCGTCAGCTTGGTGTAGTCCAGGTCCGGCACGGTGTTCTGAGAGATCACCACGCCGAAGTGGAAGCCGGTCGTTTTCCAGTAGCCGCTAAATCCGGCATTGGCCCTGATGGCGCTCCAGTCGACCTCGTGGCACGGGGCCTCGGTGGCGTTCGGCACGGCGTCGATCTGGTACTGACAGTCGGCGGTGGGCGTGAAGCCCAGGGCCGTCGTCTGCAGCAGCTTGGTGCTGCCTGCGTAGTCCAGCACCCAAAAGTGGACCGCGACGCCCCCGTTGCAGACGCCCGCATCGCACGTCCCGGCGCCGGAGCCGGTGCAGCAGCCGAAGGGCGTCCCCGAGCTGGTGCACGCGGCGTTGGTCGGCTCGACGATCGTGCCGTGGCGGCCGACGTAGGCCTCATCCGTTGTGCTGGCCGACGAGTCCAGCGTGAAGTGCGAGCCATCGGCCCCGGTGGTGACGACGGTCAGATAGTTGCCGGCCGTGGTCGGGTTCCGGTTGGTCACCGCCGTGTCGGTCGTCTCGCAGTAGTTCGTCATCGTGCGGATATAGACGTGGTCAATCGTCAGGTCGACCGCGCCCTTCTTGGCCACGTTGTCGGTGCCGCCGATGGAGATCAGGTTCGAGACGACGGCCCGCGGGATGCCGGTGGTCGTGTTGCTTTGCGTGCTGTTGCCGAGGAACTGGATCGTGTCGTGGTTGCCGATCCAGATGCCGCCGGTCACGGTGATGTCGTCCCACTTCGGGGAGGTGTTCGGCACCTCGGTCGAGCCGCTGCCGCCGACTAGCAGGGCGGCCTCCGGGGAGCTGAACGCGTCGTTGCGGACGAGGCCCTCCGAGGCGATGGTGATCCGCCGGACGATCGTGCTGCTGCTGTTGCCGATGCGGATCACGCCGCCGTCGATGGAGGTGGCCGACGTCACGGTCGGGACGATCCTGGCGCCGGCCTCGATAGTCAGCTTGATGTCCGTCTTGTCGTTGATCGCGACGCACTCGTTGTAGGTGCCGGGCCGCACGATGACGTTGTATGGGTTGGACTCCGACGAGTCGGTGATCGCGTTGATGGCGCTGCCGCCGACGCAGTTGCTGTTGATGACCGAGCAGGTAGCGCCGCAGATGGTCGTGAACTCGCAGCCCGAGGGGCAGACCTCCTTGACCTTGACCGCCGTGCGCGTGAAGGCGCCGCCGGTGATCTTGAGCCCGGCCCCGAAGGTCTGCAGGGCAGCGAACGTCCAGGTGCGCCCCTGCAGCAGGTACGGCGTGATCGCGTTGAGCACCTGGGCGGGCGCCAGCGTCCACAGGGTCAGGAGCAGGAGCCCCGTCAAGGCCGAGACCGCAAGGAGACGTCGCATAGGGTTCTGCCTCACGGAGCGAGAGGACGTTCACTCCAGAAGAACGTGGCGTAGTCGATGCGCCAGATCCCGAGGTCGGCGCCGCCCTGGACGACCGAGAAGCACGGCCGCAGGGTTATCGTGTCGGGGACATTGCTGGAGACGGGGAACCCGCTGATCTGCCCGCCGTCGATGTAGGCGTCTACGGTCAGGGCACTGCCGGTCTGGACGATGTTGAACAGGAACGCGGTCCAGTTGCCGACGTTGCCGAGGTCGGCGGACGTGGTTCCGGCGCCGCCCTTGTTGACCTTCGCCTTCCACTTGCCGGCGCTGCCGCGGATCACGCCGATGAAGTCGGTCGTGTCGGTCTGAGCGGTCGTGCCAGTGAATGAGGCGTCCTGCAGGCCGAAGGCGATGTTCGGGGAGTCATCGGTCGTCTTGGCGCGGAACGCCATCACCACAGACTGCGTGTTGCTCAGGCGGACCCTCATCTTCTTCGTGGCGGCGAGGATGTTGGAGAACCCCGAGGCGCCCGATGCCGACAGTTCGCAATAGTGATCCGTCGCGCTGATCGACGGGGCCGTGCCTGTGGCGCCGCCGCTGTCGGAGATCCAGATGTCACCGTCGATGGCCTCGGCCGCGAAGTCGTCGTAGATCGCTTGGTCGCTGAAGATCCCGATCGTGCCGAAGAGCTCGTTGAAGTGCCGGTCGTTGTTCCGGAAGTCCGTCATCAGCCCCGTCGTGCCGGGCTTGTTCGCTGCGATCCGGGCGTCCGTGATGTCAACGTAAGGAGTCGTCACGCTCTACCTCGTGATGTAGTAGCCGTCGTCGTTCGCTGCGCCGACCCGGTTGGCGGCGTTGCCGATGAACCAATAGCGACGCTCCTGCTCGGACGCCGAGTCGTAGTCGGCCGCGATGGTGTTCTCGGCGAAGAAGATCGGGCGGTGCAGGATCCCGGTGTCGAGCAGGCGGACCTTCATGCGGCCGCCCCCGGGGTCGCGCTCCTTGCGGATCACCTGCATGATCCGGCGTGTGTCCGTGGACCCGTCCGGCTTCTGGATCTGGTCCGTCGTGACGTAGACGAAGACGCCGAGCTTCACGCTGTCGTCGTCCCGGGCCTCCAGGGCACCGGTCACAATCCGGGCCCCGTCGATGAAGCGGGCCAGGATGCCGTCGGAGGTCGCCTTCGCCTGGGCGATGTCGGTCGCCCGGATCCACTGGCTCAGGATGATCTTGTCGCGCACGCTCCCGTGGAACCCGGGCCCCTCCGTCGTCGGGTCGAGCGCCAGGGCGATCTGCGCGTAGTCCCCGAGCACGTCGCCCCGCTCGCCCGGGATGAGGTCCCAGCCGAGCGCGACCCGGCTCAGGCGCGCCTCGTTGTCCTGCTCGACCTCGATGCTGTCCTCGAGGAAGTGGGTCGCGTCCGTCAGCTCGACGAGCGTCTCGGTCGGCGCCGGAGCCGCGAAGATCCGGGTCGTGACGAGCCGGTCCTCGTCCACGTACTGGAACGAGACCAGGTCCCGGTCGATCTCCTGCAGCAGCGTGTCGATGTCCGTCTGCTCGGTGAGCGTGCGACGGAACAGGATCCCGCTCTGAAGCCCCAGGGTCCGGTCGACGCTGCTGTAGACCCAGGTCGCCCGCTGGTCGAGGATGAAGGCGCTGTTGATCTGCGCCCAGGGGATGCCCGCCTCGCGATAGAGCGCGAGCTTGATGTCCAGCGGGTTCGCCCCGAGGACCGGGGCCGAGGCGCTCAGCTGCTCCGTCCCGTACTCCCGGACCTCGCTGAAGACCTCGTTGTCGGCGTGGGCGATCGCCGTCGTCCCCCAGCGGCCGCGCGTCACCGTCAGCGGGTTCCCCCCGGCGGTCTTAGCCAGGAGCGTCATCTTCTCGGTGCCGAGCTGGAGGACCACGACCCAGTCCGGACCGCCGGTGCGTGCGCCTCCGGAATCGAAGGTCTCGGCCACGTTGGCGTTCGGGGCCGGGTCGCTGATCTCCGTCGGGTCGTCCACATTGATGGACGTCACGGAGGCGTCGATGGCGCCGACGAGCAGGTTGTCCTGGCTGATCTTCGAGGGGATCTTCCGCTTCGTGACGTGCAGCCCGTCCCGGCTCTCGATGCTGGCGATCCCGCCGCCGCTGACCTTGACCTCGACGATCGGGCCAGACAGGCGCAGCCGGAAGTCGGCCTCGACGACGCCCGAGAAGACGTACCCGGTGTACAGCTTCGCGTAGCCCCGCGGGTTGTCGAAGTTCCGGTGGATCGCCAGCCACCGGCGCCAGAAGGTCCCGCTGCCGCGCGCCGTGTTGGTCAGCGCGCCCTCGCTGGCCTTCTCCAGGTCGAAGTTCCCCGGGTCGGCGTCATCCTCGAGGCGGTAGGTCACGCTCTCGTTCCGGGTGACGAAGCCGCCGTGCTCGTTCTCGCTCTTCGCCCCGCGGATGCCGTCGATCTCCTGGGGGGCCTCGTCGAAGGAGGCGAGCATCGGGCGCATGATGGCGCCCTTGATGGGGAGCGGGGCCTGCTTCAGGCAGAACTTGTATTCGCGCAGCCCTTTGAGGGCGACCGTCGCCTCGTAGTCGTTCCCCGCGTTGAAGTTCGCGGGGTCCTGGCAGGTCGGTGCCGAGTAGGAGCAGCGCGATCCGTTCCCCGCATCCGCCGCCTGGCACCGGGAGGCATTGACGGAGAGCGTCTGCGTGATCTCGCCCTCGCGCAGCCGGGTTGGAAACAGGTGTCCCGTCGCCGGTGGCGAGTCGAGGGCCGGGATCTTCGTCATGTTGGCGCGCCAGACCACGACCTGCGCCAGGTCACCCGCCTCGCGCCGGATGCCGTACCGCCGGACTCCTGTGCCGGGCGCCACGTGGACCCAGTCGAAGCGCGTCCAGGTCGTGGTCACGGTGACGACGCTGTCGCTCACCTCGCCGCCGCCGGACTTGTACATCCGGAGCGTGATGGTCCCCGAGCCAGCCAGCGTGCGGAGCCAGACGCTTCCCGTGTAGGTATCTCCGATCGCCGCCGTGATGCTGAACGTCGGGAGCTGCTCGACGCTGCCCGTGGCTGCGGTGTAGTCGATCGTGTCGGCTGTGACCGAGCCGTCCGGGGCCTCGGTCGTGTCGGACGTGATGGTGGCGTTTGTCTTCACCCAGTCCGAGTCGGAGAGCTTGTCGGTCCACTTGATGCCCTGCTCGTAGGTCTTCGCATACCAGTTCTGGCAGATCGGCACGGCCAGGACGAGCAGCGCCTGGGGCGTGCGGCCGAGGGCGTCCCGTTCCTCGGTGTAGCCCATCAGCTCACCGTCTCGCGGAGGGCTTCCTCGAAGGGCAGGGGCGCCAGGAACCGGCTGTAGTTGTTGCCGACCGGGGCGGAGCGGACGTCGGCATCGTCCGGCACCTTGAGCCAGCGGGCCGGGGCGAAGTCGGTGTCGGCGCTGTCCAGGACGAGGCCGAAGGGCAGGCGCTTCCGGGCGTGCGTCTGCAGGAACGACGTCCAGTCCGACGTCAGGAAGGCCCGGTCAAGGCCGGCGGGTCCGCCGAACTGGAGGACCCCGCGGCGTAGGACGCCGCTGTACGTCGCCCCCAGGTGGTGGCCGCCCTGGCTGCGCTCGCTCCTGAGCCCGATGTCGTGCATGAAGGGGTCGAGGTCCGGGCCCGCGTACTCCGGCATGGTCATCTTCATCCCGAGCAGGATCTCGCCGAGGAAGGGCTTCGACGTGAACGGTGGCGCCGGATCGGAGAACTCGATCCGCCAGTAGCGCTGCGCGCCGGGTGCGCTGAACGCCTTGTAGTCGCAGACGTCGGACGTCGGGCTGTAAGCGGCCTGGCGCGTCGTCGTCGGAGGGTTGCTGCCGTCGGCCTTGACCGTCACCTGGCCGGCGTTGGCGACGATGTTGTGGAACACGATCAGGATGCTGTCGGCGTTCGCCCCGCTCACCCCGGTGTCGACCTGGACCCACTGGGGGGAGGTCAGGACGTTCCCCTGCCAGCCCTGGAACGCCTTGTGGTCGGCCACGTCCCCGGCGCTGTAGCCGGTGTCGGCGCCCGAGCTGGTGATGACGGCCCCGGTCGTCCGGAAGATGTTTCTCCACAAAAGGATCGGCGCGGCTATGGCTGCACCCCTTGACAGAATGCCCGTTCGGGGGTATCCGTTAGGAAAGAGGGGGCTGGACCATGAAGACCCGGATCCTGTTGCTGACGCTCGCTGTCGCTCTGCCCGTGCTCGCCGACGAGAAGCCCTGGCCGCAGAAGGGGGACACGGTGTACGTGGTCGGGGAGCTGACCGGCCTCTTCGGACTGCCGCCCGCGATCCAGTTCAACAGCATCACGGTCCCCGCCTGCGACCCCGTGACCGTTGCCACGCGGCCGAAGCCGAACAAGCTCCTGATCAGAAACGAGGCGCGTGGAGCCGCCTTCCAGTTGTGCGCCGGATGGGAGTCCTTGCTCCATCAGAAGCGCGAGGCCTGCCTCCAGGCGAAGGCCGTCACGTTCGAGAAGAAGCAGGGCTGCTACTCGCCGGTCGAGTAGGCTCACCGGTTCGTCCTCTCTCCGCGACGCAGCAGGTCCTCCAGCCAGCGACCGATCGCCGCATCGTTCCCGCCCCCGATGACGCTCCCGTTGACCGTGATGTTGATCGTCCGGCCGCCGCCGGATGGCCCGCCGACTGCGCCGGCAAGTGCCCCTCCGGATTCTTCTCCCTGACCGCTGACCGCCCGTGCCGCCAAACCTGCGGCAATACCGACCGCGGCGAACTTGGCCGCAGCCTTGAAGAAGGTCGAAGGCGTGCCGGCCAGGAGAGCCGCTCCGGCGCCCGTCGAAGCCATGATCCCGAACGCCACGTTCATCAGCGCGTAGGTGAAGGCCAGGCGCGAGAGGGAGGTCAGGATGTCGACGACGGCCTCCCGGAAGCTTGCGCCGGTGCCAGCGATGGCGGACGCCAGCTCCGAGCCCATCTCGTGAGAGGCTAGGGTCAGGGCCTCGAACTCGAGGTTCGTCATCCTCAGGCTCTGAGCCAGCTCGTCGAACACCGACTTGAACTCGGGGACCGTCTTCGAGAGCTCCGGGATGTTCTGCACGCTCATCTTCGCCATCTCGTCGTTGATCGACTCGAAGCCGAGAGCGACCTCTTCGATCGGCTGGAACAGATCGACGAGCAGGTCGTGCAGGGGTCCCAGGGTGTCGAGGCTCTCCGGGATCCGGATCGCCTGGGCGATGTAGGGACCGGGGCGCCGCTTCGCTCCCGGTGCCGCCGGCACGTCCAGGAAGCCGAGGCCTCCGATGGCGCCAACCCCGGCGCTCCCGAGCGGCGCGCCGCCCGTCTGCGGCCCTCCCGGTCCTCCGACTCCGGCCCGGTTCAGAACCGAGGCCGTCAGCTCCAGCATCCGCTCGACCTTCCCGATCGGCGTCAGGCCCCACATGAAGCGCCAGAGATTGCCGACGGTCTCGCCGCCGGCGATGCGCTTCACGGCTTCGACGCCTGTCCGGACGGAGTTCAGGATGGTCGTCAGGCTGTCGAGCGTGCGGCTGGCGCCGATCGCCTGGGCGATGAAGCTGGTCAGGCTGGAGGTCGCCCCCTGGACGGCGGTCTGGAAGTCCTTGAACCCGGGCGCCGCGCGGTAGATGTCCGCGATGAAGTTCTTCAGTCCCAGGACGAGGCCTCCGAGGGTGAATGTCCCGAGCAGCGCCACCGCCGCCGTCCGCAGGTTGAACATGCGGGACGTGAGGGCAGCCAGGGGCCCCGCGGCATTCTTCGCTGTCGTCGAGACCTCGGTCGTCCGCCTCCCCAGGCCGACGAAGGCCTTGTCGACCGCAGCCACACCGGAGACGGCGCCGGAGGCATCGATCGTCAGCTCGGCCAGGACAACGGTCTCGGCCATTTACTTCTCGTCCTTCGTCGCCTCGACATAGAGGCCGTGCAGGTAGACCAGGCGCCGCGCCTTGCCCGACCACTGCTCGCGCGGGACGCCCTCGATCTGGAAGGCCGCCATGACGGCATCGAGGTTCAGCGCGTTCCCCATGCCGGCGTATTGGCCTATCAGGAGCGAGCCATACATCTCGAGGATCTCCAGGTTCTCCCGCGCTGCCTCACGCCGCCAGGTCGAGTACGCCGACAGGTCCCGGGGCGGCGCCCCTTCCGCCTGCCGACTCGCTTCGCTCCGCGCCGCCTTCCCTTCCCCGAGCCAGAGCGGGACGATCTCCCGCAGCTCCCGGTCTAGGCGCTCGGCGCGGGCTCGAAAAAAGCGTCTTCCTCCCCGATGACCTCCATCAGGCGCTCGAACGCCCGGCGGTAGGCCCCCAGGACCTTCCCCATCGTGTCGACGCTGTACTTCGTCCCCTCGGGCTTGATGTTCCCGCGCCAGTCGAGGACGTACATCTCGGCCATCGCGCGGAAGAAGTCCTTCTCCCGGCCCGCGACGACGTCGAAGGGGTTGTCCCGGGTCTCCCGCACGATGCTGTGCTGGAGGAGCCGGGCGTGAAAGCGGCGCGCCTCCTTCGGGGAGGCCATCTTCACCAGCAGCTCGACGCCCTCGAGGTGCCCGTGCAGGGCGACCCAGCGGCTCCGCGGCTGCTCTGACTCCAGGTCGTTGAGATCCATCCCGTCCCCCCTCCTGTTCGGGAAAAGCCCTACGTCTGCACCCAGGACAGCTCGTCGTTCCCGGCGTCCGTGTTCGCCCGGGGCTGGAACTCGATCGGCGAGATGAGGTAGCCGTCGCGGTCGGCGTGGCCGACCTTCTTGTACTGGACGTTCGGGTAGGTGTCGCTGATCTGGTTGTAGTTCGAGCCGCTCGAGGGGAAGGTCCCGGTTGCGATCGAGCCGAGCGTGCCGCCGACCCACTCGTTGAACCAGTTCTTCGTGCCGGCGAGCTCCTCCTCGACGTCGATGGAGCCCGAGGGATCGCGGCCGGTGATGATCGCGGTCAGCAGCCCCGTCGTCGTGTTCGGGTAGGGGCGGTAGGCGATCTTGTTCCCCAGGTCGAGCGTCATCGCCTTGATCTTCGGGGTCGCGAAGCCCAGCACCGTGAGGGCGGCGCCGAGGAACGGCGGCTCGACCACGGTCGGGTACGTCGGCACCAGGAGGGAGACGTCGGTCGGGGTGTTGTAGATGCCGGTGAACTCGAACTCCAGCAGGACCGGCGAGCCGACGGTATAGGTCTTCTTGATGTTCCCGAGAGCACCGTGGATCAGGTACTGCTTCCCGTCCCGGTAGAGGGCGACGGTGGCGGCGAGCTGCGTGGCCGTGGCCAGGCTCGCCGGCGTCACGGTCGTGATCTCGTTCGGGCTGCCGCCGGAGACCGCCGCCACGAGGCCGCAGGAGCGCGCGGGGACGATCCAGTCGGGCAGGTTCCCGGGGTCGGTGGGAGCCGTCGTCGTGCCCCGCTGGAACATCTTGAAGCTGATCTTCGCCATGCGGGATCCGACGACGAAGCCGCGCTGGGAGGGCGAGGCCGTGAGGGCGTTCCGCGGGATCATCTCGGGCTCGGCGTCCCATGTCGGCCGCTCGGTGCAGAGGATGACGTTCGCGGCCGCCAGCGTCTCGGCCGTCCCGGGCACCGCTTCCGCCTTGATGGCGACTTGACAGCGATCGGCGAGCAGGGGCATCGGCGTCTCCTATCTGACCTCGGCGCGCTCCACGCGCACGGGGAGCGTGGCGGTCCGGACGATGGCCCCGCCTTCCTGTTCGGTCTCCGGCCCATAGGTGGCCTCGTCCTGCCACCGGCAGACGGTCCTGGAGCCCGGCGACCCCCACTCCGTCGGGTCGCTCACCGTCTGCAGCCGTTCCTTCATCACGCAGAGGACCCGGGCGGCGCCGGCAATGTAGCGGTGCAGGATCGCCTGCAGGTCGCGCGGGTTGCTGCCCTGGACGTTCTGCATCGTCGCGTGGAACATCAGATCGATCCGGTGGCTGGCGGTGATGCGCTGCCCGAAGGTGTCCGGCTTCACGTCGATCGGCAGGCTCGAGACCGTCCTCGCGCTGAAAGCCGGGTACTCCGGGATGAGCATCCGGTCCCAGTCGTTCCAGTAGAGGATGTCGGGGGTCGTGAGCGAGATCCCGCCGTTCGCCGCCTCGTAGGCGTCGATGAGATCCAGCTCGGCGGGCAGGTAGTCCTGCAGCACGAGGATGATCCGGCCGACGATCGGGCCCATCAGCCGGATCGCCATCAGGTCGTCCTCGACAGCCGGCCGGCGCCGCGCAGGAACTGACGGACCCTGGCGATGTACCAGGTCCGGAGGGTCTCCCGCATCTCGGCGAGCTGCGCCTCGCTCTTCGTCACCATGTCGCGGATGGGGAGGCGCTTGGCTCGGCCGCCGAAGACGCTCCGCGCGAGCGCGGACTGCTTGGGGGCCAGGGACGGGTTCCCCTGGAGGTGGGCGGCGGCGACCGCGCTCCTGGCGCCGAAGCGGAAGACGCCCAGGACGCCTCGGGGGATGAACTGCTGGATGTAGCCCGGGCCCGTTCCGGTAAAGGCGGCCTTCATGGCGCCCGAGAGCTGGAGGATCTTGCCGCCCCGGAAGAAGCTCCGCAGGCCCACGTCGAAGAAGCGCTTCGAGGCCGCGGCCCCCGCCTTGCGGGCGGCATAGCGCTGGCTCAGAGGCGCCCACTTCCCGGCGCCGCCGAGGGCTCCTTCGCTATTGAAGATCGCCTCCTGCTGCTTCCGGTGGGTGCGGCCGAGTGCGCGCAGGAGCGACGGGTCGTCCATGCGCGCCCCGACGCCGCCGCTGATGTCCCGCAGCCTCCGCAGGGCGTCCCGGTTCGGCACCAGGCGGATGTCCATTAGAAGAGCGTCCCCATGCCGATCTGGATCCCGGTGTCGACAGCCTGGACCGCCGGAGCCGCCTGTGTGTCACCGCTCAGGATGTGGTCCGTGGCGAGGCTGGCGTTCTGCATCACTTCCTTCTCGATGAGGCCGACCGACTCGGTCACGAAGCCAGGCTGGGAGCCGCCGACGTAGTCGGTCCAGAGCTTCATGTACAGGTCGATCCGGTCCGATTTCGACGGCTGCACCCGCATCTGCTGCGCGATGGTGTAGTCGAGGGCGGCGCCGATCGCGTTCGCGTCCCGGAGCATGTCCTGCAGGCGCGGGTAGGACGCCACCGTCGCCGGCGTCACGTCCAGGCCGTTCCGGACGCAGAGCGACATGAGGATCGCGGCCCTGGTCTCCGCGAAGGCGGCCGTCTCCAGGTCGGTCGGGTTCGTCGTCGTGTCGATCGCGAACTGCAGCCACCTTTCGACGTCCTGCTCGGAGCAGAAGGCGTTCGTGAAGGACGGGACGAAGACGGCGCCGGCGGGCACGACGACCCAGCGGAAGTCGTAGACCCGGCCCATCGCCAGTGGGTCCAGCTCCTTCAGGTGCAGGATGTACAGGCCGTTGTTCTGCGGCGTGACCGTGATCGCGTAGTGCCCGGAGACGGACGTCTCGGCCAGGGCGACGACCTCGCTCGAGGCGACGAAGGTCGCTCCGCTCTGGCGCCGCAGGCTCAGCTTGAAGTCGGCGTTCGTGAACCCGCCGGCGCCGGATCCTCCGGTCAGGCCCCCGAGCGGATCGGAGTTGAAGTCGAGGACGACCCACTCGTCGACGATCTGGCTGCCCGCGATGTACATCAGGCCATCCCCTGCGTCGATGAGAACGGCGCGTAGTTGTGCGGCTCGTCGTAGGACAGGTTCCCGGACAGGAGAGTCAGGCGAGCGCCCCCTCCTGCGGACTGCTGGCGCACGCAGCCCTCGAGGCCCAGAAGGTCGCCCGCGGCCCAGGGCGCTCCCGTAAGCGGGTTGACGCTGAACGTCCGCTCCGCGACGGAGTAGGCAGCGCTCGGGGTGAACAGGCTGGCGCTGTAGCCCTGGATGCCGCCGCGGCTCAGGCCGATCTGGAGGATGGGGTTCCCGGTGTCGATCTTGGCGCCCGCTCTCACGATGACGGCACTCGGGATCAGCCCCTCGGCCATCTGGAACAGCGGGAAGGAGACGATGCACTCCGTCAGCAGGAGCACCGGCCGCAGCTCGATCATCGTGACCCGGGGAGACGACGGGGCGACGACGGTGTCGAACTGGACGCAGGTCTGGAGTGCCGCGATCTTGTCCATCGTCCAGGGCAGGCCGTCGCTCGGATCCGTCGCCCACTCCGAGTCGTTGGTGAAGTAGCCCGGGGCGTCGAAGGTGAAGGGGCTGTCGAAGTACCGGACGCCGCCGATCGTGAGGCCCACCTTGCCGACGTCGCCGTTGCCGTCCGGGTCCGTCGCGACCCAGCGCACCCGGAGGGCACCGATAGAGGTGCCGGCTGGGAGCACGGACGAGATGGACTGGTGCGAGAAGTCCTGCGGGGTGCCCTGGACGAAGGAGACGAAGGTCGTGTCCCCGTCGTCGGTGGCCAGGGCCGCCGTCAGGCAGGTCAAGGAGACAGCGGAGCCGAGAACGTTCTGCATCAGGACGTAGCTCGCGTCGCCGTCGTGGGTCGTGCCATCCGAGTCGTCCACGGCCTCGAAGGGCAGAGTCGCCCCCACGAGCGAGGTATAGGTCGCCAGGCTCCCGTTGCCCTGGACGGTCAGATCGAGTGACGGCATCTCGTGTTCCCGGCCCCGAGGGGCCCTGGGCGGAGAAGGACGCCACGCCCAGGGCCCCAAGAGGGAGGGGGCCGCAGCCCCCTCAGAGGACTAGGTCACGATGTGACACTGCACGGCGTGCCACTGCCACGGGATGAACGCCAGGGCCGCCCAGGAGCGCGTGAAGCCCCAGCCGTTGTTCCAGTCATCCGAGGAGTCGTCGCCGATGTTCGTGTTGAACTGGAAGTCCTCCAGTACGATCCGCGCCATCGCGTACTCCATGGCGTCGGCCGCGAACACGAAGATCCGGTCCATCGTGCCGCTCGGAAGACCTGTCGTGGTGGCGTAGGCCGACCCGATCACCTCGACCTTGCCGCGGAAGACCCCCGTCCCGCCGGAGCTGTCCACGGCCTGGTTCGACATGTTCGCGTCGGTGATGCGCACGAACGGGATCTCCATCGGAGGCGGGCAGAGGACCACGAAGCGGTCCACGCCCTCGTTCAGAGGAGTCCCCTGGTCGTCCACCATGATCCGCATCTGACCGATGGCGGATGCGAGCATGAGCTCGGCTTCCGCCCCGGTCGGGATGTAGTTCGTGTTGATGTTGGCGCCCGTGACGAGGTTGCTCTGGTTCGACCCCGACTCCGGGTGCGCGGTGCTCAGGAGCGGCACGCCGTCGTACCCGTTGATCGTCGTGCTGATGAGGGCCTGGCAGAAGAGACGATCCAGGCCCTTCATCGCCTTGGCCGCCGTCTGCCGGGTCTTGGCCTGCACCTCGGCGGGATGGCTGACCGCGACGATGCGCCGCCACGGGATGGTCTGCTCGTACTCCGCGACGGTGCCCCGCACTTCCCAGTCCTTCAGCGCCACGGGCTGGCGCACGCCGCCGCCCGAGACACCCGACAGCTGCCGGATCTCGGGAACCGATCCGAAGCTCGGGAAGATGGTGGTGATCTCCGTGACTGTCTTGTCCATCGCGAGCTTCGGGTAGAAGCGGTTCTTCTCCGCTCGCTCGACGGCCTCGAAGAAGTCGATCTGGAGGATGTCCTGCGTGAGAGAGGCGTTCAGAGGCCACATGGTCGGAGTCTCCTTACGCCGTCTCGGCGACGACGGCCTTCTGGCGCTGATCGACGTAACCGCTGACAGCGGTCACTTCGATGGCGACGATCCGGCCGAATGCGGACGTGTTCCCGGCGGCGGTCGCCGTGAGGTCCACGGGGTTGTCGGAGTTGAGCAGCGCGTACAGCAGCGCCAGCCCGGTGGCGGTCGCGATCGCGGCGACACCCGTCAGCCAGACCGTCCCCGTGTAGCAGGGGATGATGTGGGACGAGGCGCCGGTCGAGGTCGTGCGCTTCTCGACGATGCCGAACGGGATGTCGGTCGTGACCCCGTTCGTCACCTTGATCAGCAGGCCGGCCCCGACCGCGGTCGTGGCGATGGCGCCACGATAGAACTCGTCCGCGCCGGAGACGGCGGCTTCGATGGTGTGCTCGCTGCCGAGCTGTGTCGCTCGCCAGCCGTGGAAGTTGTCGGCCAGAGCGGCCATTGGCTATCCCTTCTGCGCGGCTGCCTTGCGCCGCTTGAACTCGGTGTAGGTGGCTGCACCACGCACCTTCGCGAGGAGCTCGGGGTTCTGTCCACGGGCGCGGATTTGCTCCTGCTGCTCGGGCGTGTAGCCGGAGGCGCCGTCCTCCAGGGGCGATCCCGTGGAGAACGCGCGCCGCATCTCGGTCTTGGGGAACGTCTTGAGGGCGAACGTCAGCTTGCCCATGTCACCCTCGAAGAGGCTGTTCTTGAACCAGGCGAGGGTCAGGGCGTCCGAGCGGTCGTCGCCGCCCTCGAAGCCCTTCACCTTGTCGCGGCTGAACTGGCCGCGGTCGACTCCGAGCGAGACGAGCTCGCGGATCTTCCCGGCCAGAACCTGGCGCTGGAGGCTCTTGTTCTCCTTGAGGGCCAGCTCGAGGTCGGAGTTCTTCTGCCGCTCCTTCAGCTCGCGCTGCAGGTCCTCGTTCGACTCGGCGAGGGAGTCGATCTGCTTCTTCGCCTCGGCGAGCAGACCCTGCGCGGCCTCGAGGTCCTCCTTCAGGGTCAGGGTGTCGGTGTCCTTCGCGGGCTCGGCCTCGGCGGCCGGAGCTGCCTTCTTGTCCTTGTCGGCCACGGGGGCCTCCTTCGCAGCGGTGAGGTAGAGCAGCGACGGCCGTCCGCTTGTCCGGGCACGCGCCGCGAGATTGGTGTCAGCGAAGAAACCGGCGTTCGTGTAAAGGAGATGGTCGAGACGCCAGCCGACATCGTTCCCGTGCAGATCGGGAGGCTGATAAGCACCGATCGAGCAGTTGCGGAAGGTGTCGGAACTCACCGCGATCGCCGCCTCGCCGATGAACTTGAGGCGCGTGGCGACGAGGTCCGTCCCGACCCGCTTGATCCCCTCGACCCATCCGTCCGCTGGCCTGTCGGCGCGCTCCGGACCGAGAGCGTGATCGCCGCGGAATAGGATCGGCACCTGTCTCGGGTGTTTGGTGAAGTTCTCCACCATCTGGTCGATGTCCGTGACCGTGATGTCGAACTCCTGCTCGCCATTGATGAAGTTCTTCCCGGCGTGGGCGATGACGACGTTGTCCTTGTAGACGACGATCGGATTCGTCGGATCAGGCATGGGTCAACCCGTAGAGACACTGAGCGCAGACGGCGTCGAGCGTCTCGTAGCGGAAGCCTCCGAAGGGATGCCAGGACTCGCGGTACTGGGTCCGGACGGGGTTCTGTGGTGTCGCTTCGCGGTTGCAGCGGAAGCACAGGGGTGCTCTCGGGCGCATCCCGGCCGCAGCCCTGTCGTCCGGCGTCATCTCCTTCGGCTTCGGGATGCTCGTGAAGATCTGGATCATGCCGCGCTCCGGTAGAGGTAGAGGCCGCGGCACTGCTCCCGCCCGTCGCACTTGTTGGGCGGCATGTTCTCGAAATACTCGGGGCTGTTGAACTGATAGACCGTGCCGTCGAGGGCCTTGCAGGGATCGCAGGTGTTGGCGTCCAGGACCTCGCTCCGGACGACCTCGCCGATCTCTCCGGCGCGCGCCTGCGCCTCGAGGTTTCTCCCGAGAGAGAACGCCTCGTGCGTGGCCTCCCGGCCCGCGCGCTCGATGGGGACGTCGAACTCGTCCTTCAGGCCGTCGGCGACGGCATCGGCCAGGGCATCGCCTTCGAGGCCCTGCTGCTGCAAGTCGGTCAGGAGCTGCGCGGTTCTGTTCTGGAGGCGGGTGTAGAAGTCCGAGAGGTCTACCTCGACCCGGACGCGGATCGCTTCATTCGTGACTGAGGGAGCCCTGGGTCCCTGGGGCGGTTGCTGTGCCACGTCCCCGCTCTTTCCAGGGCCAACAAAAAACCGGCCCTGCGGGTTTGTGGCCCCACAAGGCCGGTCGTTTGTTGCCTGTCAGAGCCGGGTCCGGAGCGACCTTCGCCGGCGGCGCGCTACTGTCTCCCCAACTCCTGCTGGACCTGGCCGCGCCCGAAGAGCTTGGCGCGATCGAGCGTCTCCAGGAGCTTCATCCCCGCCTGTCGGCGGTACCGGAAGACGCTAGATGTTGGGGCCAATACGGTCCTCACGTCAAGACCTTGAGCGATCTGGCCCTTCAACTGCGCGATCTCCTTGTCCTTGAACTCCTGCATCGTGGCCGAGTACCGGGCCTCCAGGGAGTCGAGCGTCAGCTCGATCTCAGCCAGGGCCAGCACGCGCCGCTCCTCGTCGGTCGGCTGGCGTCCGGAGTTTTTTTTTCACCCCGCAAGCCGAAGGCGCGTCCCATCTCGTCGTCCCGAGGCTCGTTCTTGTCGGTCGGCGTCGGCGAGTCAGGCCTCCCGCCGAGATTCTTTGGGGCCGCCTCGGCCTTGAGGGAGTCGAACTGCTCCTGGGACAGCTCCGGCACCCCGAGGGCCTTGCGGTTGTGGTTCTCGACGCTCAGGTCGTGCAGCATCCCGCCCTTCTGCACGGCGTCGCAGATGTTCGGGACGTTGTCGAGCTGCTCGGTCGGGGACACCCGGGACAGCCGGATCCCGGCCATCGAGCGCGAGGGCTCGAAGTTCGCCAGGAGCAGGTCCTCGACCTCGCCGCGGAGATACCCGGCGCCGTGGTTGATCTGCTCTTCCAGCCAGCGCACCGTCGCGTCGAGCTGCTGCATGTAGGAGACCATCATCACCGAGGATCCGGCGCGCGACCCGGACGCCGTCTGCCCGGATTGCATGAAGTCGGTCGAGCCGGCCGAGGCGATGTCCATGTTCTGCTCCTGGATGATCGGCCGGGCGTCGACAATCGCTCCGTTCGTCGTCAGGAACTCGATCTTCTGCCCGTTCGCCAGGACGATGAACTGCCGCTCCTTGGACCCCTGGCGCAGATCCTTCGTGATCGTCTTCAGCTTCTCCTGGGCCACGGGGCCGTCACCAGGGCCAAGGGTTCCCATCGGGATCCCGACGCCGCCGTTCATCAGAGCGATCATCGCGATCTTGCTCGCGAGATCCTTGGTGACCCAGTTCCGGTACATCGATCGCATGAGGGACTGGCCTTCCCAGTTCTCTCCGGTCATCCACCAGACCGAAGCGCACAGGAGATCGACCGAGATCCGCTCGTCGATCTCAACACTGCCATCCGGCTTCCGGTACTGCCTATGGATCGCGACGAGCCTGCTCCCGTCCTTGCTCCACTCCCACGCGCCGAGCGGGCCGCCGAGGCTCTTCGGATGGAGATACGTCAGGCGGCTGAGGATCCGGTATCCGTCGACCGTGTCCCAGGTCTTGCCGTGCAGGGCGAAGCCGTACCGGAGGCACATCATCTTCTCGAGGATGCGCTGCAGCCACGAGGTCTCGCACCAGAAGCGGGGGTCGCCCCGGCGCAGCAGGTTCTGCTCGATGAGATCGCGCTGCTCCTGGTCGCCGCCCTCGACGGAGGCGCGCACGGCCGAGAACAGCGGCAGGATGTTCGCCCGCTCCTGGGCCGCGATCTTCGCGTCGGTGCCCATGAGGTCGAAGGCATCGAGGCGCGTCTTCAGCTCGCGGAACTTCGGGTTGGTGTCCGACTCGATGCGGCCGAGGTTGATCTCGAGGCCGGAGATGAAGCCGCCTCCCGTCCTCTCGGCCTGCAGCTCGGCGTGACGCCGGGCGCGCCGCATCAGACGGTGGAGGCCCTTCGTCTCCTCCTTCGCCCGGAGCTTGGCGGCCCGGTGCTTCCTGGCCTTGGCGGCGCCTGCGGCGGTGCCTCCCATCAGAGGTCCCGATGCGGCCCGGCGTGATTGATGCCGAGCGCGCAGCCGTCCGCCGGACAATCGAGCGGGTCCTTCTTCCGGGGCGGTGCTACCGCGGGAGCGGCCGGGGCCTCCGTGACGATGAGCTCCACCTTCGGCTCCGGTGAGGTCGGCGCCGGCGTTGCTTTCGATCGTCCCTTCGTCTTGCTGAACATCGTCTTCCCCTTTCAGGCCCTCGGGACGGTCAGGAGCGGCTGTCCTTTGGCGGCTCCCTCCGGCTTGGCCATGAACAGCGTCTGCCCGGCTCTGGTGCGGGAGACGAACAGGACGACACCCCGGCACTTCCGGCAGCGATAGAGCTGGCCCACCGGCTCTCTGCGATCCCCGAAGCGGAGACCGCAGTGCGGGCAGCGCCAGTAGCAGATCATCAGTACATCTGCCCCATGATGTTGTTCGGGAGCGCGTCCTCGCTCTCGGGGACCGGCAGCCCTCGCCTCTGGTACAGCGCCGCGCGGTCGCTGATGGCCCCGCTGTTGAGCGCGTCCAGATCGACGCCACCGCTCTGGGGCGCCAGCTTCAGGCACAGGCCTGCGATCACCTTGCTGATGTCGTCGTGGCAGCCGCCGCGGCGCGGGGCACCGACAGAGATCAGCTTCCCCGTCGCCTTCTTGTTGGCGATGAGGCTCGTCAGGTCCTTCTTGATGATGCCGTCGTCCGGGACGCCGTTCACGAGGCACGTCTTCGGCAGCTCCACAAGCCCTCGCCGCATCGCCGCCTTCAGGTTCTTCCAGAACTCGTGATTCGTCTTCTCCGTCTGCGGCTCGATCGTCAGGACGATCCCGTTCTTTCCGAACTCATTGATCAGCGGGATGTCGCAGAACTGATCGGCATCGGCCTGATCGACCCCATACCCGAGGAAGAGCTCGCTCGCCTCCCGGGTCACGTCCTCCGGCTCCAGTGGATGCCCCTTGGCGGCGCGCCAGACCTGGATCGCGTCGATGACGACCTTCGGCCTGTCGCCCGCTCCGTCCGCATGGGCGACGCCGGCGACGAACAGATCGTGCTTGAACGCCGCATCGATCATCCCGGCGTAGTGGACGCCCGACTGCGGCGGCAGCTCCGCGGGCCGGTTCGTCACCGTGCACCCGTCGACGAGCGCCGCGGGCAGGTACACGAGCCCGCCCTTGATCTTCCCGAACTCGGCGCCGAAGTCCCGGGCGAAGCCCTCGGGATCGTCGTCCCTGGCCTTGTCAAGGGTCTCCTGCGGGATGCCGGGCCACAGCACCCAGGTCGGGGCATGCACGAAGAGGCGGCGGGGCGAGACGCCACGCGCCTGGTAATCGTCGTACAGCACGCCCTCTTCCATCCCCGGGGACGAGATCTTGATGAGCCTGGCCGGGTAGCGCCGGAAGCGCGACCTTATCGCCCGCTGCACCTCGACGTCCTGGTTGTAGGCCCCGTCCTCGGATCGCCACCAGCCCAGCTCGTCCATCGCCGCCGCGATGCAGCCCTTCGATCGCACGGCCGCCTTCTTGCACGGGAACGTCGCCACCTTCACCCGCTTGGCGAAGCGGATCTCGGTCCCCGTGACGGCGCGCTCCTGGGCGCTCCCATGATCGAACATCTCCCAGCCGTGCTCCTCGAGGAGCTCCGCCTTCCCCTGGATGTAGTCCCGGCACTGCTGCGCCCCGAACCGGTCCTGCGCCACGATCGGCACCCAGGCCCACTCCCCCGGGGCGAGCCACTTCTCCGGCTCGTACACCAGGATCTCGTAGAGCATCACGTTCGCCAGGATCTTGTCCGTCTTCCCGCTCCCGCAGCCGACGCAGATCGTCGCCTCCCGGTACCCCTCCTTGAGAGGCCTCCGCCCCTCCGTCATGTCGAGGAACGCCTCCGACTCCTGCCGCGACATGCGGAGTCCGTAGATCGCCTTGAGGATCGACATCTGCGCGTCGGAGATCGAGGAGTCCCCGAGGTACTCCGAGTCCCGGACCATCACCTCGATGGTCAGGTCCTTCGGCCTCTCCTGCTGCGCGGCGCGCTTCATGCTGCTCCCGGAAAAGCGAAAGGGGCCCTGACGAGTGTGACGCCCCGTCACGGGCCCCTTATCGCACCGCCTTCGTCCCTGGCCAGAGACTACAGCGGGATGCTGTCGGTGATTCTACTCCTTCACCATGATTCTCACGTGCTTGGCGTTCGGCTCCAGCAGATAGAAGTGGAACGGCACCATCTCATCCTCGTGCGGCGGCCTCTGGCACCTGGCTCCGTTCCAGGCCACATAGGAGCAGCGTCCCTTCTTCGGAGGATCGGGAGGCAGGAACAGCCGCCTCTTCTCCACGACCTGGAACGGCTTGACCATCAGTCGTTCCTCGGCTCCGAGACCGGCCCTGCCGGCTTGAGCACGCCCTTCCCCGTCGTCATCACCAGCAGGCAGTCGTTCATCGCCGCCACCGCCTGCAAGAGAACGAACTGCGACATCGCCAGCATCCGGATGTCGATCTGCGGCGCCCTCGCGTTCCCGTCCAGCCCCACGAGCCGCGGCGGGTTCAGGACAGCCCCCAGCTGGTTGGCGAAGTGAATCGCCTGGCTCCCGAACATCCGCATCCGGTCCTCCAGGAACGGCGACGGCGAACAGCCGGCCTGGCCCTCGACGGAGTCCTGCGACGGCTGACGCGACTGCGTCACCACCTCTGCAATCTTCCGCTCGGCTTCGGACATCAGATCCCTTCCCGTCGATGCTGAACGACCTCGGCCACCGTGTAACACCTCCGGCGATGCCGCTCCTTCAACTCCGTCATCACCAGCGCCCCGCAGATGGCGCACGCCACCTGATGCCCCATGACGCCACGCAGAACGAACCAGAGATCCTCGCTCGGAGAGGCCCAATACTCCATGCGCAGGATCCTCGTCAGGAGAATGCCCCCGCACGAACACCGGATCTTTCGGCAACGCACCTCCCAACCCCCTCGGCGGCCCCGCGTAGTGGTCGCTCACTGTGGCACTCCCTCGTACAACACGAGACGCTCCAGACTCTCGAAGAAGAACTCGCGCTCCGCATCCGACAACGACAGCAACGGCACCGAGTCAGAATCGACCGGAGAAATTTCGGGAGGACTGATGCGCCCGCGGATGCCATCGTCCATAGAGTGCAATACCCTCCGCCCTGGGGGCTGGTGTCCGCGTCGATGCTGTGGTACCATGCCGTATTCTCCTACTCCCACCGCAGGTTGACATAATACCTGTTATCGGACGCTGGCGCTCGATGCTGTGACAGCAACGGCCTCTCAGCCCTCATGAACTGCGTCCTCGCGAGGGCTCGGCGCCGCTGCCGGTACCTTCTTCAGCGTCGGCCTATCCCCTTGACCCTTCTTGCGTTGGTTCAGCTTGGCGTCGAGCGCTGTCCACTGAGCCGCGGCCTTGGAGACGAGCAGGAAGCTCTTGTCGCTGGGGTCCATGTGGAGAAGCTTCTCTTCGGCATGGAGCCAGTTCAACTTGGTGGCGATGCGATGGGCCTCGTGGCTGGCTACTTCCTGGTCGAGCCAGTCGATGCGACCGAGGCGCTTCTTGACGTCCTCGAGGAGCCTGAGGGCGTGGGTCTGAATCTCAGGGGAGAGCACCTTCGACGTGGCGATGCGGTGCTTCAGGAGGGTGAGGGCGTTGGTAGCACGACGGGAGCGGCGCTGACGTTCGCGTGCCTCTTCTGAGGCGGCGCGGCGCCTGTCTGCGTCGTTGTACTTATGAGCCTGGAGAGGCATCAGGTGCTCACGTTCTGAGATGCAGTGAGGACGTGCCTACGGCACCCTGGGGCTGTTGGATGTTCGACCTTAGCGGCCTGCCTTGTTCGACCGGGGCTGAGGGCTGGCAGCATCGGGCCAGCCGCGGCCCCCGGCTACGGGTTACCAGGCGTCCGTGTGGGTACGGACGATCCGACCTGGGGGCACACCTGCGGTCCTGAGCCCGGAGCGGTGACCTGCCCCTGCTTGAGATCCGGTGATTGGGACCCGTCCTGTGCCGAGGCTTCCTTGGCGGCCTTAGGGTCTGCATGGCGTCTCCGCAGCTTGGCGTACAGCTTGCGGTAGTGCTTCCTGCCGGAGCCGGCGTTGAAGTAGCCGGTGGCGAGTGTCGGGTACTTCCCTCGTATCGGCCAGACGCGGCTCACGGCTCACGAGTGTACGCCCGGTTTCCTGTGGCCTTCGGCTCCTGAAGCCCGACCGTCGCCTCATCATGCAGGCTGTTTCCCTATGGGAATCCGCAGGTGGGATACGTATCCCACGCCCCCCTTGACACGGCCTCGCTTGGCACGCTTCACGTCGAGGCAGCCACGGCAGCCGGCGTGATCCTTCTCGGCGGCCCGGATGCCGCAGTAGACGCACAGGCCTCGGGCCTTTCTCTTGAGACGGAGGGCGGCGATGCGACGGACGGCCTCCTGGCGGCAGGCTGCGCAGGGCACTCAGAGGTCCTCCAGCTCGATGTACGTCGCCGGCGCCAGCTCGTGCGCCTCCGCTCTCCGCTGCACCGGCTTCTCCAGTTCGAGCAGGTCGGGCGTGTCGTCGACCAGGTATCCCTTCTTCGCGACGATGTCGATGATGGCGGCGCAGGAGTAGTAGACGTTCCCCGTGTCGAAGGGGCGCTCGCGTGTAGTCATGAGCCGGACGATGGTGAGGCGGCGGGCGCCTGTCGCGCGTTGGTGCGGCAGGGCCTCGGGGATGGCGTGCCACCACTTGCGCTTCACGGCCTGGAAGGCGAAGAAGGCGCGCTTGTCGGGGGAGGGCGTCAGCTCGTTCTTGAGCGGGAGCTTCAGCGGGATCATCAGGCGGATCCGGGGGGCGTGGGGGACGGCGCTCTCGATCATCCGCCCGCCACTCCGATCCGCCGCATGGCCTCGTCGACGCGCTGGCTGATGCCGGCGCGCCCGGTTTCGATGACGGCGACCATGGCGCCGGAGACCCCGAGCTGTGCCCCGAGCTCGCGCTGGCTGACTCCCAGGCGCGCCCGCAGCTCCCGCATGCGACGACCGGTGGCCGGTCCCGCTGGATGGACCGCCATCGAGGGCCTTCCGACGGAGCGGCTGCGGCGCGCGGCGCGATTGGTGAGGGAGACCGGAGTCTGAGCCGGTGCCGTCCTCTCGACGGCCCTCTCAGCCGGGGCGGCCGCAATCGGCGGCAGGGCCGGCCCCAGGTTCGGCATCCCGACGACCCGGCTCGCGGGCTCCGGCCTCGGGACGTGCTGCGCCCGGAGCAGGTTCTCGATGCTCCGGAGGGTGACCAGGATCTGCGCCAGCACGCCTGCGATGTTGCCCGCGCCTGGCGGGAGCGCGCCGGGTGTCATGCGTCGGGGCCAGCCTGAGCCTCGCGGCCGCGGCGCCGGCGTGGGGTGTCCTCGGCCGAGGCCTCGCCCCCGAGGGGCAGCTCCCCCTGCGCCTTCTGTAGCCGCACCTGGTTGCCGGCGAGCTTGGCCAGCTCCAGGCCGCCGATCACCTTGGCGCTCACGACCCGCGAGCCTTGCTCCTTGCCCTCCTTGAGCTTGATCTCCGTGACGTGCCCGAGAACGCGCCGCGCGCCGTTGACCGTCTCGACGTGGACGTCCTGGCCGAACTTCTTGACCAGGTCGCCGAGGGTCGTGCCTTTCACGTCGATCGTCACGCGGACGCCATCGCCCTCGGTCTCGCCGAAACTGCCGCCGGTGACGCGCATCCCGAGGAGCGGCTTCTCCTCTGGCGCCTTGCCCTCGACGTTCTCGAAGCCGTCCTTGTCCTTGCCGTTCTCCTTGGCCATCGCTCCTCCCTTCTCGGATTTACAGCAGCAGAGGTTCTCGCGGTTCGTGGAGTGGTAGCAGGTCTTCCCGAGGTGCTGGTGCTGGCAGTCGGGACAGTTCATCGGGTGCGGCTTCGATGGAGGCGGGGAGGCGATCAGCACGACACCTCATGGCACACCATGCACCCGTTACACGCCGCCACGCTGCATCCCTTGAACTGCTTCTGGGCATCGAACATGGCCTCGGCGCAGCGGCAGTCGTAGCACTTGCCGCTCTTGTCATCGCCCCAGCTCCCCGGCTCTTTGCGGCGACGCGACATCGACTGCTCGGGCTCGAAGCGGACCTCGAGCGGCTCTGCCAAGTTCCCGCCGCGCTGCGCGATGACGCCGCGGATGGCGTTCTTGACCTGGCCTTGCGTCCAGTCGTCCAGGTGGCGGTTGAGCTTCCGCGCCTGCGGTCCGGAGACCGCGATGCGCGTCTCGGCCCCAGGCTCCTGGACGCAGACATAGAAGGCGGTATTGGGCGGGAAATCTCGGAGCGGCGCGGCCCCGGCGAGGAGCAGCGCGCAGCAGGACAGCATGACGGCGACAAGGTATCGGTTCATGGTGCCTCCTTCAGCTCGGGCTCGAGGAAGATGATGCGCTTGCCGTGTGCCCGGGCATAGGCCAGCTCGCGCCGCGTGCTCTCCCCGATGTAGCCCCCGACGTTGAGAATCAGGACCTCGTCGGAGAGGTCGATCTTCCTGAGGTGCAGCTCGTCGAGCGCGGGCTTGTGCACCTGCAGCTCGGCCGAGCGGGCGACGTCGTGTGTGTTGCAACCGATCGTCAGGACGATCTTGCCGGCGAGCGTCTCGCGGAACTCCGCTTCGTCGAAGGCGTCGCGGAACCGTCCGGAGCCGCAGAGGGTGACGATGATGGGCTTGATCTGTTTCATTCCGGTGCCAGCGCAACGCGGACAGCTGATGGGTCTCACGATCCCGGCGAGAACAGCAGCAGACGAATGCAGCGGCAACGAGGTCCATGTCGTCCACGGTTCCTGATCGTCGGTATCGGCGACCTTGCCACAGCCACCGCATTTCGAGCATGTCAGGCGCATCGACGGCGGTTCCCGGCGCCGCCTGGCCTCCTCGAACTGCTCGTCGCTCGGATAGCCCATCAGCGGCCGCCCTTCTTCGCCCGGCTCTTGAGCGTGGGCGGGAAGCAGGCGGTGCACCGCGTCTCGCTCTTGTCCGCCCAGCCGCAGCCGCCGGCGCAGGCCCGTTCCTCCGTGCAGCCGCACTTCCGGCAGGTCCCGCGCACGGGCTTCCCGGGTTGTG